CGCGAAGCCGTCGCCGCTCGCATGGACGCGACGCCAGAGGACGATCCGAAGAAGCGTGGCTACTCCCCGATGGCTGCGTCGCTCGCCGGTTGCAAGCCTGCCCAGGAGGCCGCTGCCCGCTGCTTCGACACGACCGAGCAGGAGTCGCCGACCGAGATAGCTGACGCCGACGTGCCGTCGATCCCGGTGGACTGGATCCTCCAAGGGGAGCGGGAACTGAAGGGCGAGAAGGAACGCGAGCCGGTTGACATACGTCATACCGGAGACGGGCTGCTCGCGCCGCAGGATGACGAGACGCCAGCCGAGCGGTTGCTGCGAGACGCGATCGACGTAATCCGCGACCGTCGTCCGAAGTACGGCGGGCCGCTCCACCACTTCGCCCGCACGGTGGGCATGATCAACGCCGCATTCGCGGACGTGCTCAAGCGTCCGTTGACCCCCGCCGACTGGGCAGTCGTGATGACGCTCGACAAGGTCGCCAGGCACATGGGGCCGAGCAAAACGACCGACACGCCGATCGACCTGGCTGGCTACGCCGCCTGTCTGGCCGAGTGCGAAACGCTGCCATAGCCCCTACGGTCACGCCCGTTTTTCGACCAATCTGAACGGTCGGAGGCTGACGTGATCGCTGCGGCTCACTGGCGTCGAGGCGGACCTGACGGGCGCGAACCCATCGCGGCTGCCGGTGAGGTTGTGTCGCTCGCCCAGCACTACACGCCGCAGCAGCAGTATTGGGGCAAGGTGACAAGCTCGCGGCCCGCGCCGCTGACAGCCTCGCATGTGCAACTGGTCGCGTTCCGCCTCGGCTGCTCTCTCGATTCCGCCCGCCGGGCAATCCTCATGGGGCTCGTGAAATGATCTCCTCCGCTCCGCTGCAAGCCGCCTACGACCTCGTGTCGCTCGCCGAGAAGGTTCGGGCGTTCGTCGCCACCGCGAAGGTCAAAGCCGCTGGCGGGATCACGCTCGCGGAGTTTGGCGAGCTCGCCGTCGCCCTCATGCGGGTGGCGATTGAAGCGGCCGACGCGATCCCGGTCGACGGGGCCGAGCGAAAGCAGTTCGTGCTCAACGCTATCGCTCTCCTGTTCGACACCGTTGCAGACCGGGCGATCCCCGCGCTCGCGTGGCCCGTCTGGATCATCCTGAAACCGGCCGCCCGCCAACTGCTGCTATTGGTCGCCAGCGGTGCCATCGAATCGCTCTTGCCCCTTGTGAGGAAAGCCCACGACGCATGATCTACGTCCTCCTGTTGGGCGGCGCTGCCGCTCTCCTCGTTGGCCCGATGCTCGCCCGCCGGGCTGCCCCGTCGCTCGGCCCAGAGCCGGCACCACCGCCGCACCTCGCCCCGACCTACCAGTCGGCAATCGCTGACCTCGCCCACGTCCGCTTGCGTCTGCTCCAGACGGAGAGCCTGGCGGAAGCGGAGAAGAAGGCGATCGACACGCTGACGCTCGCCCTGGTCGCCGGGAGCGACAAGCCATGACAGACCGCGCCCGCTACACGCTCGCCTCGGCCCTGGTGCTCGGCTGCCTGCTTGCGTGGGCGTTGGAGAGCAGGCCCGCCCCGGCACCGGCCCCCGGCGGCGCTCTCGTCTTGCGTGGCAAGTTCATCGGCCCGACCGCTGCGGCCGACGCCGCGACGCTCGCAGCCTTTGCCGACGAGCTCGCCATTGAGATCGAGCACGACGCCGCCCAGGGCGAGCCGTTCTTCAAGACCGGCACGCAGTACGACGAGCTTCGCACGCGGGCGAGGATCCTGCGTTGCCGTGGCGAAAGCATCGGCGAGCGGCAGCCAAAGGTCAGGGATGCCATCGAGGCGTTTCTCGACGGGGCAGTCGGCAAGAGCGGTGGCCCGGTGAGCAAGTCGCAGCGTGAGGCGTGGGCGGCAGCGTATCGCGAGATCGGAAGGGCTGCCGGTGAAGCGACCCGCTGACGAGATTCGAGCCTGGCAGTTTGTCGGCGCGGCGGCGTTGCTATTCATCGCCGTCTACCTCGCCGTTTCGCAGCGGCACACGCCGTCAGGGTCGCAGTTTGGATACGCCCCAAACCCCGAGGGCGTAAAAGAGTTTCTGGCCGAGCTCGACCAGCCGCTCTTTCGTGACGCTGGGGCCGAGACGATCGCCAAGGCGAAGGGCGTCGACACGTTCCTCTATCGCTCTGCGTACAAGGCTCACGCATCCCGCTACGGCAAGCCTTGGGTTTGCGGCCGGCAGGGAATCGGCGACTGCGTTTCGTGGGCCTGGGGCGAGCACGCCGTCTGGATCGCTCAATGCGTCGACTGGGAGACGGGGCGGCTCGCCGATCCTCCGCTCCGCGTGAGTTCCGAAAGTTGTTACGGCGGCTCGCGCGTCGAGGCCCGCAATAAGCCCGAGGGCGGTGGCGGGTGGAGCGATGGCTCCTACGGCGGCGCGGCTGCCCGCTGGTTTCGCGACTGGGGCGTCATCTATCGCCAGCCCTACGACGGCGTCGACCTGACGGACTATTCCGCCGACCGGGCGAAGCAGTGGGGCAACTGGGGCAACGGCGGCCAGGGCGACAAGGGCAAGCTCGACGCGGTCGCAAAGAAGCATCCGACGAAACATGTCGCCCTCGTCCGCAACTTCGACGAGGCGGCTGCCGCTATCGAGGCGGGGTTCCCGGTCGCCGTCTGTTCGATGGTCGGCTTCGAGAATGTCAGAGGACCGGATGCGTTCGCCGCCGCGCGTGGGCAATGGGCTCATGCGATGTGCTTCCACTCGGTGCGCTACGCGAAGAACGGCTCGCCCCGCGACGGGCTGTTGTGTCAAAACTCATGGGGGCCGTCGTGGATCAGTGGCCCGAAGTGGCCCGCCGATATGCCCGAAGGGAGTTTCTGGGTCGATCGCCAGACGGTCGACCGGATGCTTGCCGGGCTCGATAGTTTCGCCGTGGGCTCTGTCGCCGGTTTCGGCTGGCGCGACCTCCATCACGGCAACTGGCTCATGCCCGCCGTCAACACGCTCACTCGCAAGCCCAACCCATTCCTCGATTACCAACTCGCCCCATGATCCAACTCACCAACAAGCAACTCGCCATTGTCTGCCTCGTCTGCATGTCTGCCGGATGGTGGCTCTCATCGTCGCCCTCATCGCCGGTCAACCCGACGCCCGCGAACGACCGCCCCGTGCTCCGGTGGATCGCCAAGGCGGCGAAGAATCTTCTCTGGATCGCCCTCATCGCGGAGCAGCCGCCGAAGGAATCCCGCCTCGTGCAGCACCAGGTCGGCGAGGACGGGCATCCCGTGATCGACCACGCCAGGAGTTTCTAGCCATGTGGGAATGGATCCTGGCGACGCTCGCCGCCCTGTCGGCTGACCCCGTGTCGGCAAGCCTCGAACACCCGAGGGCTGCCGCTGCGGTCGCCGCTGCACGGGCCAGCATGGTCGCCGGGGATGCCGCCCCCACGCCGACGCCCGCCGAGTGCGTCTGCGGCCGGACGTGCGTTAACGGCGTCTGGAAGCCGGACGGGCGAGTGGAGCAGCGATGCACCTGCACCTGTGAGCGGTGCAAGAAAAAGCCCGGCTGCCCAGACGGAAAGTGCCGCGTGCCGGGAGCGTCGCCCGCGTCTGGTTCACCGGCCATGCCTTGATGCTGGAGGTGCGGTGGGCGACGCTCTCGATACGCTGACGCTTCGTGAATTGTGCGACGCCGTGCGCGAGCAAATCGGGCCACGCGCCGCCGAGCTTGAGCACACCTGCGACGTGATCGTTACGGAAATCTGCCGCTGCTGGCCGGAGCGGACGATGGCGGAGATCGCTGGCAAACTCTCCTGTGCGAGAGCCGCCGACGACGTGCTCGACGCGATCGCCGTCACGACCGCGAAGGTGCGGGAGAACATTGAGGCCCGCTGGGGATGCAAGCCCTCGCACAAGGCGGCCCTCGACCTCGTGCTCCGAGCCTGCGTCGTTGAGTTTGCAAACCTCTGGTTCAGTTGCCCCGAAGCCCGCATCGGCATCCGAGCCGTCATCGCCATCGTGCGTCACAATCCCCGCGCCGCTTGACGACTAAGCGAAAATCGCCCGCCATCATGTCTGACGTTCAGCGGACATTTTTCGGGCAGGACAAACCCAAGGCCGCCCCATGCCCAAACGCAAAGCCAAGAAAAAAACCGCCCGCCGAAAAGGAGACGATCCGAAGATCGGTCCCGGTGAAGGTCCGCGACTGGCTGACCCGGCTGACGCGCATCCACGCACACGCGAGATATACCGTCCGGCTCTTCGCTCATCCTGAGACGGCAGGCGGGCAGTCCCTAGAGGGCGAGACCTACGCGGCCCGCGCCGCCCGCTGCGATCAGACGCTCATCCACGACGCCTCCATGCTGATTCGAGACGAGGCGGACGCTATCGTCGCCGAGGTTCAGGCGGCAATGGACGCAGCCCCGAAGACGGCCGCGCTCCCCGGCACCAAGGCGAAGGTCGCCGAGATGGAAGCCAGGGCGAGGCGCGGGCAAAGTATCTTCGTTGACCAGGATGCTAAACACGCCTGACGGCGCGTCGCGAGGCGGTCGGTTTCGTCCTTTCCCGGCCGCCTCGCCGCCGTCATTCACCTTGACGATTCTGGTCAAGGTCTAGCTTCGGCAACGCGCTCAGGCTGATCTCCTCCTCTGGGCAGATCGTCGGGTCGACGTAGATCTTCTGGAGGTTCGGGTCTGCGTGATCGAGCAGGTGCGTTGCGGCTGCCCGTCCGCCGGCTAGGGCTGCATAAGACGCCGCCGTCCGCCGGAAGCCGTGGAAGCCTCTGTATTTCACGCCTGCGAGGCGACAGAGCAGACGCAGGCTCGCCCATTGGCTGCGGCTCTTGCGGTCCCAGGCCCACACCAGAGCGTCAGGCGGGCCTTTCTCACGCCGCAGCATCTCGGCAAGGTCTTCCGTGATCTCACGCTCGATGTCGCGCGTGCTGCCTTTGCGAGTCTCCCCAAGGAATACGACGCGCCGCCGCTCCAGATCGACCTGCCCCCAGCGGAGCGATGTCAGGGCGGTGAACCGCTCGCCCGTGCAGTACGCGGTGTATATCAGCGTCGGCCACCACCAGGCGGCACGCTTTCCGCCGACCGATCCTTGCCGACGCTTCGCCCGCACGATGAGTTTCGCCACGTCCTCCGCCGTGTAGGCCCGCCCTGTAGGCAGCCTCGCCGGAACGCGGATCTTCGGGAGCTCGGGGAAGTCAGCCGCCCAACGCTTGCGGGCGGCGAGGTTCCACGCCGCCTGTAGCATCACCTTGTCCTTCTGGACACTCGCGGCCGATGGCACCCGCCCCTTGTAGCCAGGCGTCGTGGCCCGCCAGCGCAGGTATCTCGCGATCACGAGGTCGTCGAGGTCCGCAAGCGTCGGCTCGTGGCCGAGGAAGTTCGTCAGCCTGTCGCCTAATTGGTTGTACAGCGACGCCGTGTTGCCCTTGAGATTCCGAAGCGTGACGTACCGCTCGAACAGTTCCTTCAAAGTCATCGTTTCCATGTTGTTTCTCCCGGTGTGATGGCTGTTATACCCACTACTGTACAACAGTCCAACTCCCCTCGCCTCCACTAGACATTTGCCCGACACCCCAACTTTAGGGCCGGGCTGGCGTCCAAGGCAAGCGCCTTGGTCAAACTTGATTTGCACGATCCCGACGATACGATGAGGGCATGATTGCGATGGCGAACCCGTTTGCGGGCTACATAACCGTGCGGCAGGTGATGAAGGAAATCGGCGCTCGCGCCCCGAGCACCGTCACCCGCCTTGTCTACGACGAGGACAAGCCTCGCCCCGTGGGAAAGCGGCTGGCCGGAACGCTGATTCCAGGCCACGGCTGGATGATCCAGCGAAAGAGCGTGGCCAAGTTCCTCGAAGAAGAGGCGGCCCGCCCGGCTGGCGTTGGATTTCCTCGCGGGCGTGACCGAAGTGGGCAGGACGAATCCGAAGCAGAGCAGGCCAGCAAGCCAGCCAAGCGGGCCGCAAAGTCCTCCCGACCCGCCAAGAAGGCCAAGGGCGGCTAAAGAATTTTCAGAAAATCTCGTTTTCCCCGGCATTTCCCCCTATTGCATATGCAACGATCTGTCGATATGATTGGGACATGCGAGCGATTGAGACTCGCGGCCGAGAACTGGGAGACGAAACGATGAATGCCGCAATCAAGACCGCCGCCCTGATTCGCCAATACAACCCGGCCCTGGCTACCTGCTGGATTAGCCAGCCGTATCGCCGCCTGGATTTGGCCCGCGCGTTTGCCGCTGGCTTCACCGCCGACCAGTACGGCGAGCTTCCCGCCGTCTGCTGGACCGTGATTCAGTCGGCCCTCGCAGACCGCGAGACACGTCGCTCGATGGTTGGCAGGTAGACGCAACGCACAAGGTGGGGCCACCCGGCCTGCCGACAGCCGCGAAACGGGTGGCAACCGCACAACGTCAAGGAGGACACATGATCCACGACACACTCCGAGCCCTGCTGATCGTCGCCGTGCTCGCCGCCGGCTGCTCGCTGCTCGTCGAGACGCGACACCGGCTCGCGGTCATTGAGCTCTCGACGCGGCTCGCCATGCAGCCCTACGCCGTGCAGGCATCGACGCCAATGCCGCAGCAAGAGCAGGGTCGCCTGCGGCAGTTCGGCCAATCGGCAATAAACCTCGCCGACGCGACGCTCGGAATTTTTCGATAACTCTGGCTTTGGTCCACTCCTCTTTTACGCAAGGTGATACATGGGCAATTCGCAAGACAATGAACTTCGTCGCCTGCAATACGGATACTGGACGCTCTGGTGCCGCAAGTTTGGCTACCGCAGCTACCGCAACGTGTATGCCGTCTTCATGGCTAGAGACGGCGAGGCCTTCCACCAGGAAGTCCATCGCGTCCACGGCGCTCTCGGGAATGGCGAACACTTCGCCGGATTTCTCGTTCGGTCACAAGTCCGCAAACATGCGTACGCCGCCCTGTCCGACGCCTTTTGCTCCGGCCTGAAGTCCAAGGAGCGGAGGGGAGGGAACTGGGTTGTCGTAGAGGCGGATTCGCCAGAGTCGGCGCTCGCGCACGATGACGTTGCCGAGGTCAAGGACGAGATGATGAAGACCGGCCCGACGCATTCATTCTGCGGCGTTTACTTCATCAGCAACTCTCGCGGTGCGATCAAGATCGGCAGCACCGCATCAAGCGTCACGCAGCGACTTAGCACGCTCCAGGCTGGCTCTGCCTACCCGCTTACGCTTGTGGCTGTCATTCACACGACATCGCACAAGAAGGTTGAAGCTGAACTGCACGAGAAGTGGAAGCGGAGGCGGCTTCAAAGCGAGTGGTTTGAGTTGACAGACGAAGAGGCCGTGCAGATTGCCAAAGACCACGGCGGCATGGCGATGATTCGTCGGCTCAACAGGTCGAGCCTGATGCCGAAGTGCCGCGCTTGACATATGCAACGATCGCCGTATACATATGCACGGATCAACCGAAACTACTTCGCTCGCATCCCTGAACAAACTTTTCACTCCCCAACAACTTGATATCTGGACGCTTGACGACTACCGGAACGCCCGTACATTACCGCACCGAACACCATCAAAACGAGTAGTGAGCCCCCGCAAATAGTTTTCCGCACGATCCAAAACACCAATATTTCCCGTGCTTTACGGCATAGGAATTTTTCCCGATCTTTCCTTTATTTTAATTCCCCCCCCCCCCCCCCCCGATTTATCGTCCCTCCCGCGAATGGCTGGACGGTTGATCAACAAGGAGATGCAACGCATGGATGCACACAGCCGGGAATACGCCGCCGCCGCCGCAGGAATGCAAGAGACCTACGGCGACAACTTCGCCAAAGGCGACCACGTCACCTTCCGCCTCAAGAACTGGGGCGACTCGTCATCTGATTCCGGTCGAGTGATCGACCACCACAACGGCAAGCTGCTGGTCGAGACCGACACCGACATCGTCGAAGTCGACCCGCGACCGTGGCCCGTGGGGAATCTTCTCCCGTTCTAAGGAAACCCCCGGAGGATCCGGGTGCAGGAGGTTGATTGCCGCAGACTCAGGACGGGGACGCGGCTGTTTTTCACACGCAGAAAGGACGCGATATGTCGACGGAAATCAGCACAAACACGGCACCAGCGAGAGGGTTGGCTCTCGCCTCGTTTCAAGACGCGATGCGGTTTGGCGAGACGGTCGCCAACTCTGAATTCGCCCCTAAGGATTTCAAGGGCAAGCCTGCGAGTTGCATGTTGGCGATCCAGTGCGGAGCCGAGATCGGGCTTGCCCCGCTCCAAGCCTTGCAGTCGATCGCGGTCGTCAACGGTCGCCCCGCCGTCTACGGAGACGCGGCGATGGCTCTGGTGAAGGCCAGCCACGTCTGCGAATACGTCACGGAGTCGGTCGAGGGGGACGGCGAGCAGATGGTCGCCACTTGCACGGCAAAGCGTCGCGGATACCCGTCCGCAACGGTCGTGCGGTTCACGGTCGCAGACGCGAAGAAGGCTTCGCTCTGGGGCAAGGCCGGGCCGTGGAGCCAATACCCGAAACGCATGCTACAGATGCGGGCGCGTGGCTTCGCTTTGAGGGACTGCTTCCCTGACGTGCTCAAGGGCTTGGTGACGGCCGAGGAGGCCCAGGACTACCCGCAGGCCGAGCCGGCTCCGGCGGTCAAGGTGACGCAGCCCGAGCCCGTCGTCGTTCGCCCGAAGTTCAACGACACGCTCGCGACGGAAACGCCGCTGGGCAAGGCTCGCATCCTCGTCAGCAAGGCGACCACGGTCGAGCGTCTGGAGAAGCTCCGCAGCACGGCAGACGAGCGGCTCGCCGATGGCACGTTCACCCGCGAAGACCACAAGAGCCTGTGCGATCTCATCCACGGGAAGCTCGACATCTTGTTGAACGCACAGGACAGCGGCGTCGAGCACTGTGACGGGCAAGAGGTCGAAGCGGAGGCCAACGCCCGATGAGCTACATCAGCACGTTCGCCTACATCGAGGAGGAAGCCCGCCGCGAGGAGTCGGACATTCGCATGGGCGATCGTCCGCCGATTCGGATGCCCTCGCGGGTCAGCAACGGCGGATTCCAGCCGATGCCGATGGCGACTCTCACCCCCGAGCAGGCGAGGGCTGCTGGATGGGAGCTCTACAAGGCGATCGTCGCTCTCGACCAGGTGCTCGCCGAGCGCGGGCAGTTGACCGACGCGATCGTCGTCAACGTCTGGGGCAGTGCGAGAGCCACCGTTAGACGGGCAAGCAAAGTCGAGGCAGTCGCAGCCTCAGAGCCGGAAGACGGCAGCGACCCGCAGCGGGAGTCGGAAACCACCGCAGTCGAGGCGGCCCGAAACCAATCATCTCCAGGGTCGTGACTCGACGGTCTGCCCCACCAGACGGGGCCAATACACAAGGACGTAGATCAATGAAAAAGCCAGCCATCATGACATTCGGACGCATCGCAAAGGCGTACCTCGCCGAGCGGATCGTCTCCAAGCATTACGCCGAGAACGTCGAGCGGATCTCCCTGCGTTGCTGCGAGGTCAGCGTCAAGCGGGTCAACGAATACCTGCGGACGATCTCTGCCGAGAAGGCCAGCACGACGGTCAGGGCAGAGCGGACGATCCTGCTCACGCTCTACCGCTATGCGTTCGAGACCGGGATGATCGACGAAGCCCCGCGCGGCGTGATGAAGATCAAGGCCCGCAAGAGCCCGACGAAGGCGTGGACGGTCGAGCAACTTCGCGGGCTGATCGCCGCCACGAAAGCCCACGACGGCAAGCGGCTCCGATCCGGGGCCGACCTAGGCAAGTTCCTCCGGTGCTGGGTGCTGCTCGCCTACGAGTGCGGGGCTCGATTCGGCGACGTGATGTCGTTCACTCGCGAGCACCTGGAAGGCGACACGCTGTCTTGGACGCAATCGAAGACCGGCGATCCGCTTGTCCGACCGCTCACGCCAGCCTGTCTGACCGCCATCGACGAAATGCTCGCCGTGTCGCCAGACGGCAGGATTCTCGGCTGGGTCTGCAAGCGACGGATGGCAATGCGGCACATGCGGATCCTGCTCGACAGCGTCGGCATGGGCGGGAGCTCAAAGTGGCTGCGTCGCAGCGGGGCGACCCATTGCGAGATGGAAAAGCCGGGGGCTGGACGGCTCCACCTGGGCCACCGATCGCCCGCGCTATTCGAGCAGGCTTACTGCGACTGGTCACAACTTCGGCAGCGGACGCCGAAGACGCCGGCACTGGTCTGAGTTTGAGTCACCGAGCAAAGGAATGCAGAGTGAAGGACAACAGCAGTTTCCTTAGAGACCTCTCCACAAGCCGACTGGCGGTCAACGAGTTTGCTCAGTTGATGCGGGAGAAAGGGCTTCAGGTCTGGCTACCGCCCGAATCGGTGCGGCCCGACGCCAGCGTCCGTCGCGAATACGCCGACGACGGCGACCTCATGGTTCAGGGTCGGGTGGAGCACAAGGTGCGGACCAATCTGCACTTCACCTGCCGAGAGGACTACCCATACGCGACCGTGATCGTTGACGAGGTCTACAAGGAAGACGCCAAGTCCGAAGACCACGTCCTCTGCTACGTCATCGAAAACGCGGAGCGAACGCACGCCGCCGTTGTTTACGGGTGGACTCGGAAGAACTGGCGCATTGAGCGCCGCCGCGACCCAATCCAAGGCCGCGAGTGCGACTTCTACACGGTTCACAAGGACAAGGTTCGTTTCTGCACCGTTGATGAGGTGTTTTGATGGCCGCTGAATGGTTCCCCGTAGACGTATCGCTCGATACCAAGCCAGAGGTTCAGGAGCTCGTTGACCTGACCGGCGAGCCGGTCGAGGTGATCGTCTTCCGGCTGCTCAAGCTCTGGGGCTGGGTGCAACTGAACACCGCTGACGGTCGATTCCGGTCGACGCCAGCCAGGCTCGGCCGGATCTGCGGCGGCGAAGCGTCATTCTGGGAGGCCGTGGCGTCTGTTGGCTGGATCGTTTTCGATGGCGAAACCGCCCAAATCCCCAAATGGGAAGAGCGTTTCGGCGGCGCAGCCAAGCGGCGAGCCCTGAAAAACAGGCGTCAGGACAAGTGGAGGCGCACCGGAGGCGCTGATGTAGACGCGCAAGAGGCGCAGGTGCGTCTACAGGCGCGTCTACCACAGGACATAACAGGACAGGACATAACAGAAGAAGACATACAGGCTGCGCCTGTTGCTACGAGCGATCCGCCGAAGCGGCGGAAACGCTCGCAGCCCCACGATGCCGTCTCGTGGTCTGCTGACGCAGGTTGGAAGGGGATCACGGACGCAGACCGCTCCGAGTGGTCTAAGGCGTTTCCCGGTGCCGTGCTCGACCAAGAGCTCGCCAAGGCGACGGCCTGGCTGCACGCCCACCCCGAGCGGGCCGGCAAGCGTAAGTGGCGGGCATTCATCGTCCGCTGGCTGGGGAAGTGCCAAGACAGCGGCGGCACGAACCGCACGCCCCGCAACCGCCCCGAGGAGAAGCCGCCCCCGAAGGTCTGGCGTGACCAGTACCAAGCCGCCCCCTACAGGCGACCCCGTGAGGTCGTCGCACTTGCCCAAGGTCTCAAACTCAAGGAAGAGAACACATGACCACCAAAGCCCCAAGCCCACCCGAGCCGATCACCGACGCCGCGCGCCGCGTCTACGACGCGATCGTCGACTACATCGACTCCCACGGTTACGCCCCGACCGTCCGCGAACTTTGCGGGCTGCTCGACATCGCCTCGCCTAACGGCGTGGAGTGCCACCTGAAGACGCTAGAGCGGCGCGGCTGGATCGTCCGCACCGAGCGTCAGGCTCGCACCATTCGCCCGATTGGGGGTGAGCGATGAGCGAAGGATTGCCCGAGCTCCCCGCGCCGATGGTCGTGGCCGATATGTGCGCGATGCACGCCTGGCTAGACCACATCGACGACGACAGCCGGCTCTTGCATGAGCAGGCCGCAGACACGATCCGGCTTCTGATGCGGCGTTGCATCACGCTGGCACAGTCAATCGAACGCATGGAGGCGGCCCGATGACGATCCACGATCTCACGGCCCTCTCGTTTTTCGGCATGGCCCAGGCGGTGACGTTCGCCGCAGGGCTGTTGGTTGGTTTGAAACTCACTCGAAAGGATGCGAGCAATGACGACGGCGACAAAGACCCGACGAAAGACCCAGAGTGGTGGCATACAGTTGGCAGCCAGCGACCTCGCTGCCGGGCTGCGAGCGGTTGCGGCCGCAGTGCCGACGCGAAGCCCGAAGCCGATTCTCGCCAACGTGCTGATCGCTGACGGCACGATCACGGCGACGGATCTCGAACTGCGGATCACCGCGCCGCTCGCTGGGGCGGATGGCCCGCCGCTTCTGCTGCCCTTCCAGCGGCTCTCTTCCATCGTGGGCAGCCTCGTCGGCTCTGACGAGGTGACGCTGACGGTCGACGGCTCTTGTTGCGTGGTGCAGGGCGGCAGCGGCACCTGGCGGCTCCCGGTCGAGGATGCAAAAGAATATCCCCCAGGGGACTATGCGGCGTCGAGGTCGATCGCGCGCCTGCCCGCTGACCAGTTCGTTTCGCTCGTCTCCACCGTGAAGGGTGCGACTGACAACGAGAGCAGCCGCTTCGCTCTTGGGGCCGTGCTGATGGAGTTCTCACGCCCGAAGGACAAAGAGGAGCCCTACGGAACGTTGACGTTCGTCGGCACTGACGGTCGGCGGCTCTGCGCTGCGTCGTGCGAGGTCGAGCAAGACTGCGACGATTCGCAGACGCTTGCCCCTCGGGCTGCGGTCGACACGCTCGTCAGGCTCGCCAAGGGGGCCGAGGCGGTGCAACTGGAGACAACGGGCCGCGAGCTCGTCGCCACGGTGGACGGGACGATTGTCCGCTCCAGGCTCATCGAAGGGCGATTCCCGCGCTGGCGAGACGTGGAAGTCGATCACGGCGTCACGCCGTCGCTCGTCGTCGCTGGGGCTCTGTCTCACGCCTGCGAAATGGCGAGCATCTGCGCGAGCGAAAGCTCGAAGGGGACGGAATTCGTGTTCACGAAGGACGGGCTTTTCCTGTCGGCCCGATCGTCTGAATACGGCGAGTCGTCGGCGACGTGCGACCTGGTCGAAGTCGGCCACGCCTGCACGGTGAAGCTCGACCCGCGATTCGTCTTGTCGTGGCTTCGCTGCGGAAGCATCGACCCGGCCGAGACGATCAAGATCGAGGCGAAGGATGGCGACTCTGCGGTCATCCTGCGAGCCGGTGAAGGCATTCGGACGGTCATCATGCCGCTCGCCAAGGACGCCTGATGGATCGACGCTACTACCACATCACCGAGGGCGAACTGAAAAGGCTCTGGGAGTCGCGGATGCTGGCGAAAGACATCGCGCGGCATTTCAACGTCTCTCGCGAGTTGATTTACGCCGCTCGGAAGTTTTTCGGATTGCCCGACCGCGATCCGGTTCGTGCAGATGAAGTGCCAGATCCCACGCCCGAAGAGATTCGAGCCCGCAAGCGGGAAGTGCGACGAAAGCACTTCGCCTCGAAGCGGTCCGAGGCTTGACGGCCAAACGATGATGGCGAGCGGAAAAAGACCCACCCCCACCCCTGAAGGAGGTTCATGGATGAGAAGTTTTTTCCTGGCGGTTGCGATGATTTGCGGCGGCGTTGCCCTGGCTGACCAGTTCGTCGTCACGACGACGATCACGACGGCACAGGAGGACGCCGAGACGATGGCTCGCACGGGCATCCTGCGTCACTGTGGACGCTCTGGCGGTCGCAGGGAGGGTATCGGTGTGGGACCGACCCCGCAGGCGGCAGAGCGAAACTGTTGCTTCTACGGACGCTACAGGATCGTCGAGAAGGGCGTCGCGTGGTCGCCCGTGAAGCGGGCCTACTTCGCGGTGATCCGCTACGAGTGACGCATGGGACGCATGAGCCGAAACAAAGGCAAGCGCGGCGAGCGCGAGGCAGCAGCCGAGTTGGGAAACCTTCTCGGCTGCGCCTCACGCCGTGGCGTCCAGTACCAGGGCGGCCCCGACTCGCCAGATGTCGTGCTCGAAGGCGTCAACATCCACGTCGAATGCAAGAGGACGGAGACGCTCAACGTCTACAAGGCGCTTGAGCAAGCGAAAAACGACGCCCCCGCCGGGCATGTGCCGGTGGTGTGGCATCGAAGAAATGGGCGGGAGAGCGTGCTGATTGTCGAGACGAGCAGGTTGATGGATTTGGCTCGCGAGATCACGAAGGAGCAGACGCAATGCAATTCGTGACCGTGACGCTCACTGCCGCAGATAACGGCGGACGGCTGACGCTTTACGACGCCAACGGCAGGAAGGTCGGAAGCGTGCCGAGCGATTTGGCACGACAGGCGGACACAACCCGACTCAACGACATTCTGTGGGATCGAAAACTTAATGCGATGTGCATTGTCAACCTCAAGGCAAAAGAGCACGCAGGAAGAGAGTACGGCGATTGGGGAACAAAGATCGACACTTGGATCAAGGCGATTCGACTTCGCCAGATTGACCGAAGACGGCCGAGAGAAGGACGGCGCTACTTTTCGAGTGACAGCCGGCCCGACTGGAAGTCCGCGATCAAGTGTATGCAGTTTGCACACAGAAACAGGCTCAAGCGGAAGCAGCGTCATTCAGCCGATCCTTGGCTCGTCTGGGCTGAGACGTGCTCAAAAAACCACAACAGGAAGGAGCGGAGTCGTGTCGCACAAAGGCGAGAAGAGCGTCCTGAAGGAAGGTCGTGTCTCATCAACCCAACTCAGGCAACTCTTGGAGGACCAATGCTACAGATGTGCATTGACTGGGATGGAGTTGACGCCTCGTCTGTCGTCGCTTGACCACAAGACTCCGATCGAGTCTGGAGGAGCGAATGACATCAGCAACCTGCAAATCGTTCATCCGCTCGCGAACTTTGCAAAGGCGCGGATGACGCAGTCGCAATTCGTGAATATGTGCCACTTGGTAGCGAAAAGCCACGAAAACACAGGCGACGAATCTTGGTATGCGATGCCCCCTAGGGACGGCTCAGAATCAGGGTCCTAACTGGGAAATCGACGGGAAGCC